ACCGGTCCTAAGTTGTAGGATCTCTTGCGCTGTCCCGGCCTGTGTTTCAGGCGCTTGCCCCGAAGTACTTGCCGGCAGTACAGCCGATGGAAGTTCATCGCCCGGTTTTACAGGGCGGGACAGCTGTGGTTTATGACGGTCCAGCCAGGCTTGCACCTTGGCTTCCGCTTCCTTGCGGTCGGTCACTCTGGGCTTGGTTTGATTGCTGACGCCGGCAAGCTCTGTGTCTGTTATACCGTCGATGAAGCCGTTCTCCAGCGCCGCACCGGCGTCCATCCAGGTCGTGGCGGTCATCATGGCGGCGACCATCTCGCGTTTCTGTTTGCAGCGGCCACCATAGATGTTGAGGATGCTCTCCTTGCAAGCGCGCAGGAGCTGGATCGCTTCACTCATTTCCCGTTCATTGCCCCAGGCCAGGGTACTGGGATCGTGGATCATCCACAGGGAGCCCGGCGTCATGTCCAGGCGATCCGCTGCCATGGACAGTACAGTAGCGGCCGATGCGGCCGTACCGGAAACCGTGATATGCACATTCCCGGGATACGCACGGATATCGTCAAACATCCGGGTTGCGGCATTGCAGGAGCCGCCGTAGCTGTTCAGACGGATATGCACGTCGTCCGTGTGCTGGTTTTCGACTCCGTACAGTTGCTCGTGCAAGCCTTCGGGGGTAATCTCGTCCCCGAACCATACGTCTTCGTCGATATAGCCGTTTAAGGTCAATTCTCTCAAGGGTCATCCCTCCGTTTCTTTTCGGGCGGCAGTTTGTGCCGCCGAAATGGGGATCATGTTGCCGTTGCACAAATACGCATTCCCTCCGTCCGCATCCGAGAGCGGATTCATGTTCTCCAGTTCCCGGATATCATTGGCGCTCATCCAGCCGTTTTGCCGTGCAATCGCATAGCCTTCCATCCGTTCCTTGTAGGAGCCGCGCATCAGACCGTCGATATTGAACTGTGCATAAAAACGCCCCTCGCCGTATTCCTCGAACAGCGCTTTATTGAGCGCCTGTTCGATACGCACCAGCCAGGGCCGGATCGTATGCATGGCAAAGGAGATCGATTGATGCTCGATATTGGAAAACGTCGCATGCTCCAGGTCCCCGACCAGATGCGGCGGTACCCGGTAAATACGGCAGATCTCCGCGACCTGGAACTTCCGGGTTTCCAGAAACTGTGCTTCGTTATTGGGCATGGAGATCCGTTCGAACTTCATGCCTTCTTCCAGAATGGCCATCTTGCCCGCATTGGAAGAACTCCCGTAAGCCGCGTTCCAGCTTTCCCGGAGCGCTTTGGGATTTTTCACGGTGTTCGGATGGGTCAGCACCCCGGAAGGCGTTGCGCCGTTAGCGAAGAAACGGCTGCCGAACTCCTCGGCTGCTATCCCCAATCCGATGGCGTTCTGTTCCAGGGCGACCGGGCTATAGCCCATGATCCCGTCAAAGCCGAGGCCCGGAATATGCAGAACATCCTCCTGTCGCAGGTTGACTGTTTTCTGCTCGCGGGTCGTGTAGGTATACAGCAGTCGGCTCAGGGCATCCCGGTCGACTTCCATCTGGTCCGGCAGCAGTGGGTATAGGCCGATGACCTTGCCACGACCGTTTCGCACGATTTGGCTGTAGGCGTTCCCCCAAAGCAACAGATGCGACAGCATCGTTTCCCGCCAGACAAACGAGGTCATCTCTGTATTGGGCGCGTTGTGCAGCACCCGGTACAGCGGATGCTCGACTGCTTTTCGGTTCCCCTGATCGCTGCTTTCGTAGATATGCAGCGGCAGGCTGGCGACCGTTTCCGCGATCACACGCACGCAGGCGTACACCGCGGTCATCTGAACAGCAGTACGCGGGGATACGGGTTTCCCGGCCGCGCTGGTGCTAAAGAAAAACGCCAGTGCGGAACTGACGCTGTTTTGGGGCTTATCCCGTGCCTTGAACAGACCAGAGAATGGATTCTTCATTGCTTTCCTCCAATTTGGGCATAAAAAAAGCACCCCATTGCTGAGATGCTTGGGCCATGGTCTCGAATCGAAGCTAAATTAACCAGACAGGAATGATGAGATTTTGACTATCTATCGCGGATAGTTCAGCTTTCATACAAAGAATGCCGCCCATTCCACGCGGGATCGCACCCTTATCCAACACCTTGAATGTTCGCGCCAGTCGGCTGTCCGGGCTCGCGGTTTTCTTGATTTCGAGCGGATTGAGTTGACCGTTACTCTCCAATACCACATCAATCTCCTGTGTATCTTTATCCCGATAATAATATAGATTTGGTTCAATCCCTATGTTCAGATAGCTTTTTACTATTTCTGCAACTGTATAGTTTTCAAGGATTGCCCCACTCATTGCCCCAGCTTCGAGTGTCTCTGCACTGGACCATTTCGTCAGATACGCCACGAGTCCGGAATCGTAGAAATAAAGCTTCGGTGCTTTTACTGTTCTCTTCAGAAGATTGTTTGAATAAGGGTAGAGGTAGAAAATGATCCCGGAACGCTCGAGAATTCCAAGCCATTCTTTAACCTTCTCCGATCGCATGCCATCTACATCCCTGCCAATATCAGCGGCATTAACGATCTGTGCGCATCTGCAGGCAACCGCGCGAATAAATCGTGCAAATTCTGTTGAATCAATACTCCCACTAAGTTCTCGCACATCGCGTTCAACATAGGTCTGGATATAACTCGAATAGAAAAGTTGTTGATTGCTGACTCGGCCGCTTGCATAGGCCGGCATGGATCCTACAAAGATTCTTTGAAAGAAGCTTGGTGTGTCAGCCGGTTTTCGATGCTTGGCTCTACGGTTAAGTGATTGAATATCTATGGTAAACGGTTCTGCTTTTCCATCGCCAAACAACTCTTTTTGCGAGAGTGTCGTCAAATGCAATACGGCGACCCGCCCCGCCAGAGATTCTCCGGTCAGCTCCATCAACCGAAACGGCTGCGAACCGGTCAACCAAAATAGTCCAGTCTTCTGCTCTCGGTCAGCAATTAACTTTATATAGCTAAAAAGCTCTGGTGCATATTGCACTTCGTCGATGAGCACAGGCGGTTTATGCAACTGCAGGAACATCTCCGGATCGTTGCTTGCCAGAGCACGGGCATCCAAATCATCCAGTGTTACATAGCTGCGCTGTGTGCCTTTCATCAATCTACGCAGCATTGTGGTTTTCCCCACTTGACGTTGACCTGTCACCAGTACAACAGGGTATTCCTGTGAAGCTTGTAAAACAATCGGCTCAAGGTCACGAGCAATATATGTGAGTTCCGGCATAGATGCACCTCCCCCAAAATCTTCGGCTAATTTACGTCGCTCTTGTATTTTAGCCGATGATTTCGGTTTTGGCAAGTCCCTCATACGCTCTCCGATTTTCTGCAATCAATCGCGCGGAAACCGTCATTACATCCTCATTCGAAGCCGTCTGGAGTTGCTCTGTTTGATCGAACTGTACAATCAAATACCGCGGCACGTTATTCTTCAAAATCACGGCAGAGCCTCGCTCGTCTACCAATCGGGCAACCTTGGAGAAGTTCTGGTTTGCTTCCGAAATGGAAACCAGATTCTTCGTATTGACCATCATAGGATATCCTCCCTCCAGAACCTCATTATATCCTAATTTTAGGATATATTCAACCTATTTTTATGAGTCTAGAGGATTAAAACCCTTTACCCGTTTTCCGGTCATGGCACTTCTTGCATAGAGATTGCCAGTTGCTCTCATCCCAGAACAACGTTTCATCACCTCTATGTGGGATAATGTGGTCAACCACTGTCGCCGGTGTTAAGTTACTTTTTTGCTCGCATTCCACGCAAAGCGGGTACAACTGCAGAAATCGCCTGCGTGCTACCTGCCAACGTTTGTTGTATCCCCGGGCAGCAGCGCTTTCCCGGGCATACAGTCCACGGTGCTGTTCACAGTACACACCGTCCGACAGGTTCGAACACCCGGGATGCCGGCAGGGACGTTTCGGTTTTCTTGGCATGCTTCACCTCATATGAGAAGGAGACCCCGTTCATCATATACGGAGCCTCCTCCCTGATGCTTCATTGCCCGGTCGAGCGCCATTACCAGTGCTACTGCACCATCTACCTTTTCCGTGGACTTCTCCTTGTCGATTTTCAGGTTGCCCGCCGGATCGGTCCGTACATACGCGTTGTCCATATTCCAGCGCAGCACCGGGTGTCCGCCATGGTTGAGTCTTCGCTCGAGCACCAGGCGCATCAGTTCCTTCGTCGGTGGACTCATGTCCTTGAAGCCCTGTCCGAACGGCACCATGGTGAAGCCATCGTCTTCCAGGGATTGAACCATCATCGTTGCGTTCCACCGGTCATAGGCAATCTCCCGGATATTGAAGCGTTCCCCAAGCCGTACCACGAACTGTTCTATGAAACCATAATGCACCACATTCCCTTCGGTCGTCAGAATATAACCAAGCTTCTCCCACTGGTCGTACATCACATGGTCGCGTCGAACACGCAGCGGAATGGTGTCCTCAGGAAGCCAGAAGAATGGCAGCGCTGAAAACGGTTCTTCCTCATCGAGCGGCGGAAACATCAGGACCAAGGTCGTTAAGTCGGTCGTGCTCGAAAGGTCCAGCCCGGCATAACATTCGCGGCCTTCGAATTCTTCCTCGGTGACTACGCCGCCGCACTCATCCCACCGGTCCATCGGCATCCAACGCACGGATTGCTTGACCCATTGGTTCAGGCGCAGTTGACGAAACATGTTCTCATCCGCCGGTGTTTCCAGCGCTTTACGAAAGGCATCCTTCACCTTGTCCAAAGCGATGGTGTGGTCCAGCGACGGGTTCACCTTGTACCAGTTCTGTTCATCCTGCCAGTCGGCATCGTCCGGCAGGCCGAACACCACCGGATAAAAACGAGGGTCGGCTTTCCGGCCCTCAAGGATATCCACAGCCTTTTGATGCACTTCCCAGCAGATGCTGTTTCGGTCTGTTCCCGCTGTCGTTAGAAAGATCCAGAGCGGTTGCTTGCGTGCGTCGCCGGAACCCTGGGTCATGACATCATAGAGCGCACGGGTCGGCTGTGTATGCAGTTCGTCAAAGATACAAGCGCTGACGTTTAGGCCATGCTTGGTGGCGACTTCACTCGACAGTACTTGATAGATACTCCCCGTAGGTTGATAAACCATACGGCGTGTTGATGGAATGATTTTGATGCGTCGACTCAGCGCCGGTGACTGTTTCACCATGTCCACCGCAACGTCGAACACGATCGCCGCCTGCTGCCGGTCGGACGCGCAGGAATACACCTCGGCTTTCCACTCGTCATCGTTGACCAACATATTCAGCGCCAGCGCTGCTCCGAGCTCGCTTTTCCCGTTCTTCTTGGGGATCTCGATATACGCGCTGGAATATTGCCGAGCCGTCGGGTCATTCTCCCGCACAGTGCCAAACACATCGGACACTGCTTGCTTTTGCCATGGTAAAAGAAGAAACGGTTTCCCATGGAATTCGCCCTTGGTATGTTTCAGGCATTCAATGAATCCGGTTACACGATTGGCTTTCTGTTCATCAAACGCCATTCTTCCATCCCCCCGTTAGCAGTTGCTCCATGGGGTCATTCGATGCTATCTCCTCTGGATTACCGACTATCTCCAGAAAATCATGCAACGAGAATCCGAACTCTTTGCATAGCTTTACGATCATTTTTCTATATTGCTTGCTGATCAGGTCATAGGGATTTTCCTGTGGCAAATTGCTGTATTGCTTTATCATGCTTTGCATTTGGATCCACCGACCGTAGGTTTGACATAGCGCTGTAAGGATGGCTCTATCTGTAGCTGAATACAGACCTATATCCATCATCCACTTCATTAATTGTTTCCATGCAACCTTAGCTTCAGGAAGCAACCAATCAGGCATATCCAAAGTGTCTGTAATAATTGGCATACCATATATAGGAAGACGACGTTTCCCTGGATTGCCTTCCAACTTTTCCAACACAGTGGGCTTAGGTTTTCGCCCAGGCCTTGCCACCATTGACCTCCTTTTTTTAACACATGAGTTTACTTTCGTATCGATTTCAGTTATAATATCGATATGAAAGTAAACTCCTAAGGTGGTGAGTTATCATGTCTATCAATCCAACAATTCTGAAAACGCTTCACAAAAACGGTGGGATGATTACCACGGAAAAAACGCTATCTCTCGGCTTTTCAAAAACACTGTTGGGCAAGTATGAAAAAGCCGGGCTGTTGAACCGCGTTTCTCACGGGCTTTATATGCTGCCAGATGAAATCGAAGATGATATGTATACCTTGATGCTTCGCTCAAAACATATCATCTTTTCGCATGAGTCCGCTCTCTTTTTATGTGGGCTGTCTAATCGCACACCGTTTATCCATTCCGTAACGATCCCCAGCAATGCCGCACTGAGACAATCCATCAAAGACCAATGCAAATACTATTACATCAAACCATCATTGCATCCCATGGGTCTCATTGAAAAAAAGACAACCATGGGACATAGCGTTCGTTGCTATAATCCCGAGAGAACGGTTTGTGATTTCCTCCGCAGCCGATCCCGCTGCGACGAAGAAACGGTCATCAATGCTATAAAAGCTTTTGCAGCGTCAAAGAATAAAGATTTGAACCTGCTATCTGAGTATGCTTCGAAGCTTCATGTTACCGTTGCCTTGCGAAAATACATGGAGGTGCTGCTGTGAGTTCACGAGCCATGAGTCTGAAAGGACGAATCAGGCGCTATGCAAAGGATCACAATATCGCCGCGCAAGTCGTTCTGCAAAATCTCATGTTTGAAAGATTGCTAGTACGCCTATCCCTATCTCCCTATCAGAACCAGTTTGTCATCAAGGGCGGCATACTCATTGCCTCTATCGTTGGGCTAGCCACACGATCGACTATGGATTTGGATACCACTCTCCGGGATCTCCCGTTAACCCTGGAACAGGTTCGACGAGCGATCACAGAAATTTGTGAAATATCTGTCGCCGACAATACGACCTTTTCTGTTCTCTCGATTGAACCGATACGAGAAGTAGATCGCTACGGTGGTTTTTGTGTTCGGGTGGATGCGATATATGAGACCATTGTTACCCCACTTTCTATCGACATTTCAACTGGCGATGTGATGACTCCACAGGCCATGCAATACAGTATTCGCGGAATCTTTGATGAGCATCTGGAGATACCCGTGTGGGGATACAATATCGAAACAATTTTAGCAGAGAAGGTCGAAACGATTCTGAGCCGTGGACCGCTGAATACACGCCCCAGAGATTTCTATGATATGTATATTCTTTCTACGACACGTCCATATGACCCAATCCTTTTCAAACAGGCCTTGCAGGCGACCTCTGCTCACCGAGGCAGTTCAAGCGTTCTGTCTTCCATCGAGTCAATCACCGGAAACATTGCAAACAGCGCTGAGCTTCAGGCGCAGTGGAGAAAATATCAGACACAATATGCCTATGCGTCAGATATCTCATATACTCAGCTGATCCGCGCACTCGAAGAACTTCTCTTTTCATAAACTCTGTGCCTAACGCACGTATATCCCAGCTTTTCACTCTCACTCATTCTTCCATCCTCCCGATAGCAGCAGTTCCATGGGATCGTCCGGTATGCCGACTCTGGTGCCGTCCATATCGCCAACAATCATCCGGGATCGTGTGGCCGGAGTCAGCCCGAAGTCCGCCAGTCCTTTGCGCCATTGATCGTAATATTGTCTGCGAAGCGACAGCAGCGGATGCTGCTGCACATATCCCGTGGTTGTCGTTTGCATGGCATAGACGCCTCGATCTCCAAGATCGAGGATTTTCTTGTCGGTAATGAGATAGTAAGCATAGTTTTGGCACATTTCTGCAAAAGCAGCAAGGTCAACGTCTGTGAGGACTCCCATGGCAATCAGGGCAGGAGCCAGTCGCCGCCATTCCGCTTTCGCATCTTTCAACAGTCGGGATGGCGGTTTGGGGATGGCGATAATCGTAGGCGGTTTGGGCTCGTTGTGATTGAGTTTTTGTTTACCCGGATTCCCCTCGAGGATTTTGATCGCAGTCGGCTTAGGTGCCGGACCCCGTCTGCCCATACTGCTCACCTCCTAGGACACCG